GCGAATCAAATACTAATTTGTTAACTGATGAAATAATTTGTCTTAAAAAATGTTTATTTAATTCTACTAATTTTATGGAATTATTATCTTTAGTTATAAAATGATTCGCATTGTTTGTAAACATTGCTTTAATATTGTGCATCAATTCGGAATTATTACCATTTATGTTTATTTCATCCATTAGCACTTCCCAAAGTAAATTAATATTTGTTTTTTCTAAAAAACGTGGTATATCGCTCATTGCCTAACATAAAACAAGCTTTTAAACGGTTGTTCCAAACGAACAATATTTATTTTGTTCTTTAAGTTAAAAAATATAATATATACTGGTCGGTTCTTTAAGTTAAAAAATATAATATAAACGGTTTTGTTCTTTAAGTTAAAAAATATAATATAAACGGTTTTGTTCTTTAAGTTAAAAAATATAATATATAAAATAAGGTTCTTATAAGTCTTCATTAAAAAATATTTTTCTAAATTTTTCTATATATGTATCCTTTAAAATGTGTGTTTTTAAATAATGAGAATTTATTTTATCTTTTAGCATATGAACTATAAAAAATAAGGAATACATACCACATTCGGTATTTCCATATTGATGTTCAATGGGATAATTTTGGTCAAACTTAAAATCAATCCGATTTGGTAACATATGCCCTTGTTTAATAACTGCATTAATAAATTTACGTATTTGTTTAGGACACTCTGTACCAACACTATCAAAATAAAAAATAGTGTTTTTTGTTATATTAATAAATACACTTACCCAATGCGAACCGTTCATTGTATGCGTGTCCAAATTAAAAATGATTCCTACTTTTGTTTTACCTATTGTTATATGTTTTTGAAGGCTAAAATTACATAATTCATCCCACACACAACTACCATCTACCATATGAGTGTCATAATCTATGGGAGATGGACCTAAAAAATTAAAACATTTATATTTTTTTTCGTATTGATTCATGACTTTTAGAATATCTATACTGGACAACCACTCATTTGGATTTTTTTTCCATTTATTTGGAGATTTTGGAGAAAATGCATTTAATAATTCCTGTTCCATTTTTGTATCCTTTGTCATTTGTTTTATCCAACAAGATTCTTTATTACAAATGGTTGAATAATATTGTTTCAACAAGTTCCAAATGTCTTTTGAATTGTTTGTAGTAATAGGCTTATCAGAATGTCTAGCATTCCACATATTTTTTAGTTTTATTAAATCTTGTTCCGAGTAACAAGTATAATTTGTTTCCTTATTTTCTGGACTACAATTTAATTTATGAAACGATAGTTGTTTTTTTTTTAATTTATGTTTTAAATATCGTGACTTTTGTTTTCGATTGCCTTTTATATTTTTTTTTGTTTTTATTGTCATATAAAATATCTATATTTTATTTTTACAATTTATTTATGATGAGTCCATATTTATAAATAGTAACAACTAACAATGAAAGTAAACAAAATATTAGATTATACATTCAATAATTAAAAAATGTGTAATTAAAAAGGAGACTATTTTATTAATGTTTATTTTTTTTTGTGTAGGGCTTACGTCTTCCGTATAATTGTTGTGCGCCTAACAAAATTAAAGGGGTAGCTGCTTGACTTATTATTGAACCCCAATTTCCGCCAGTGCGTTTCTTATGTCTTCTTCTTTTAGACCCTCCCTTAAGTAATTGAAGAACGTTACTTTGAGCGGCAACCGGATTTTGTCCAGGTTGAACATTCAGAGTATTTGTTAGTTGTTGTTGCATGTCTCCAGCACGTGTTAAAGCATAACCCCATGCACTGTCAGGATATCCCCCTCGTTGTCTATGTCTACAAGATTGTTTTTTATAATTTCTCCTTTTAAAACTTTTTGCCATTATACTATGTATATATATATTTAAATGATAATTATTATAAATAATATTATATTGAAATATGAGACATAATCGTTTTGTTACGCAATAGAGTAACTAAAATTAATAAATTTGCTAAAATTAATACAAATATTAAAAATACTAAAAAGATAATAACATAAATATATGGGTATATTTCATTTAATAATAAATCAGTTATTGGAGAAAAAATAAGTTTTATTTCATGTTTTATATCTTCTGTTTTTAATATATCTAAACATTGTTTAATCAACGAGTCTTTCATATTTTTATAAAATACATTTTTTTTGTGTTTTTTGCGTGTTATCAATACTTATATTTTCTACATTTTCTGTAATAATGGAAAATATAATTGAACCTACAATGGATTACGATTTTTCAAATGTATGTTTAGCACCACCATTTACTATAGCAGGAGGAGCTTATTTTACAAAATTATTATGCAATAATAAACCGCTATATGTTCAAACTCCAAAAAGTTTAACTAAACAAGGGGTTGTTAAAAGTGGGAAAAAATTATATGTTGATTTAATGCTAAATAATAATGATACTATATTTATTAATTGGATAGAAAATTTAGAAATAAAATGTCAGTCGCTTATATTTAGTAAATCGGATAAATGGTTTGAAACAAAATTACAACAAGAAGACATTGAAAGTGCGTTTACGTCTCCATTTAAAATTTTTAAATCTGGTAAATATTATTTATTAAGAGTAAATGTTAAACCCACAGTTAAAATATATAATGACACTGACCAAAATATTAAGTTTGACGAGATAACAAATAATACAAATATTATTTCTATACTAGAAATACAAGGCATAAAATTTAGTTCTAGGAACTTCCAAATTGAATTTGAATTAAAACAATCTATGACTGTTAGTCAAGACCCATTTTTAGATGAATGTTTTATAAAAAAACCACTTAATAAAATACAGCCCCAACCAAACGCATTCAATATTGATACATTTATTGACGACTCTGTTAATGATTTAGCAAATTTGCGAGATACAGATACAAAACCAATGCAAGATACAAAACCAATGCAAGATACAAAACCAATGCAAGATACAAAACCAATGCAAGAAGAATATTTAATTGATTTAGAAATAGAAGATTTAAATAGTTTAGAAAAACATGATGATGACGAATTAAAAGAAGTTGAATTAAATTTTAATTTAGACAATAGTGTAGAAACAATAACGCTTAATAATTCAAATTATGCATATGACCTTTATAGGGAAGCAAAAATTAAGGCAAAAGAAGCCAAGCTTAAGGCAAAAGAAGCATACCATGAGGTTAATAATATTAAACATAAATATATGTTGCAAATAGAAGATAATGAAGAAGACTCTGAAATAGAAGATACTTATGAAAATGAAGAAGACTCTGAAATAGAAGAGAATATTTAGGCATTTATTTATATGCATTTAATACTTTTTAATTAATTAAAAATTAAAAAAATATTTTATTGATTATTTTATATAATGAGTGTTTCTTTAAAAAAGCTATTGAATGATTATGGAATTGGAGGAATTTTATTTATTATAATCGTTTTATATGTTTTGTATATGTTATATAAATATTTGATGGCTAAGGGCAGATATGGTGATGAAGGAATGAATGCTTCTCCAAATAGCGCATATTCAACAAATGCACGCAAAACTCAATCCGGACCTCAGCCAGCACAAGAGATGGGAAATGAAACGTATTCATCCGTTGATGGCTCTTCTAGTCAAGGAGGCATTCCTAGTGCATGTAATAAAAATACCCAAAATCCAGCAGACCTTTTACCCAAGGACACCAACAGTCAATGGGCACAATTAAATCCTGCAGGAAAGGGAGACCTTGCAAATATTAATTTGTTAAAGGCAGGTTACCATATTGGAATTGATACTGTGGGGCAAACTTTGCGAAATGCAAACTTACAAATTAGGTCCGAGCCCCCTAATCCACAGGTTTCGGTTGGACCCTGGAATTTAAGCACAATTGAGAGTGACATAATGAGACCACCACTTGAATTAGGACAGGGCGGACAATAAATCTATAAAACAGATTTTCAGTAACAAAATTAAATTACTTATTAAAAATCTTTATATTTAAATGTCATCTTGTCTGGTCCGAAATCATTGTTTTATAAAAAAATAAAAAATAATATATAATATTATTTTTTAGAAGTTTTTAGATTTTTTAGAAGTTTTTAGAAGTTTTTAAATTTTTTAGATTTTTTAGAAGTTTTTAGAAGTTTTTAGATTTTTTAGAAGTTTTTAGAAGTTGGTTAGTTCACTTGCAGATATTTGTAGTGAGAATCTTGTTAAACGCATTATAAATATTCATATATGGCAAACGCTCGCCTTCCAAACGCTGAAATTCAACAGAATAGTTACCATACAATTCGTGTTTCTTAGGGTATCTATAGATTCGAATGTAAAATTGCACGTGGTATCCATCTGATAGGTAGGTGCAACACCAAGAAT